AGCTACTCATTTGACACGATGGCTAAGCCCAAGTCCAATGCCCTGTTGATTGTTTCCAAGCCCAAGAAAACTAAGCAAGGTAACGGCCAGCATTCCAAGGCAAGTCATGGACGTAAGTTGCGTCGAGGGCAAGGTAAATAAATTGTGTATGATTGGAAGTAATAGTAGTTACTTCCATGGCGGATCTTTCGCATGCCGTTAATCTAATTCGTAAATACGAAGGGTTTAACGAAAAGGCATACCCTGATCCCCATACAGGTGGTGAACCTTATACCATCGGGTATGGGACACAGTTCTATCCCGATGGTTCTCCCGTCAAAAAAGGCCAGTGCTGTACAAAAGAAAAAGCACTGGAATACCTTTTCCATGAATTATCAGTCATTGAAAATCAACTGTTAAAACTCAACCTTGGTCTTGATGGATCCATGCATCAAGCCCTGGTATCATTTGTCCATTCCGTAGGCTGGGACGCTTTTCTGTACAGCAGTGTGATTGATTGCATTGAAGCAGAAGATTTCTCTGGTGCTACAGAGGAAATAGGTAAATGGATCTTTGATGAATACCACAAAGTAATTGGTGGACTCCTGGATCGCAGAAGGGAAGAAATCAACTTGTTCCTACAAGAAGTTGAAGCAAACCCCTGGTCATCAACGGAAATCTTATTGAAAGCATTCCGTAATTACTGCGCATCTCCGCATCAGGTCAGAGCAATACGCAATCTTGAAGAAAAGTTAAATCCTTATTTACTTTCTGAATTTGCCAACGATTTTTGCATTGATGAGGATCCCTGGCTTGACTTTTGTGATTCCGCCCTGGATTCTATCTTTAACAGCTACGATTAGAATAATTTCATCAAAAGCATGAAGACCGGAATGGAGCATTCAGTAGAACCACGGGAGTTCGCACTGCCCCTGGAACTTCAATTTGCAATGCGCAAAGCTGAGGTGGAGTCCCAGGAGATGACGTGGGAAGAGTTACGGTGTGCACTTCTTAATCTGTACCATCAACGAATGATGGAATGGCACGCCATTAAAAACATCATGGCAGAAGAAGAAATTGAAATTGATTGGGATCATCCAACTGATATTGAACTAGCAGAACTCGCCGCCGCCTGTTTGCAAGACGACGACGAAGATGATGATCTACAACCTTTCTAGTCCTTATCGAATCCAATAAGGCGTTCTAAATACCAGGACGCTTTCCTAAGGGATTCAGTACCACCTTTATGTTTCTCACGCCAAACATACTTGGCAATATTACCTTTTAGATAACCACGATATTCCTCTGGTGTAAGTTGGGCTTCAATTGCTTCAATGCATTCAAGCCCGCCTTCTGTGTAATGAGGAGGATGGTTTACGTAATCGGTGTCAGTAGGTTTCTTTAACCAGGGGACAGGACACACACCATCCTTACATTCCATACTTTCATCTACCGCAGCAAACCACGTCTTTTGGCTGACAGCATCATCTCCTTCTCGTCCGGCTCTTCCAGCTCCATTACCAGCGTCTTGGACTTCGGTGATGCTCCCATTTCCATCCCCTCCTCCATCGAAGGAATGTAACCCGTCGTTCCCAGGCGTGCTCCCTCTAAGTTCAATTGTTTCCGTTCCAAGCCACTCTCGCATGCAACTAAACCTCGATTGTACATGTCATACAATGGTACGTCATTTTCTTCATTGGCGAGAGGTTGACCGAATGTTTCATCAGTCAAACAACGGCAACTAACTTCATCTTTGACAAAGTTATCCAGAAAGCTTGCAGCAGAATGCATCACAGCAATTAGTTGATTTACTTCTTTTACAATAATAAGATGGCAAACATATTAAGACCTACATACGATCCTCGTCAGGATTCAGGTACTTCTGGAGCTGAAGTATCTGACCTACGGCCTGAACAGGCATATGACACTGATCTAAGAAGGCTGGATGAAGATAAAAGAGATGCGGCTGAATCTGTTAATCGTAAACAAAATCGTGTAGCTAAATTTTTCAAAGCGGCACGCACTGCTGGTAGATACCGCCAACGTGCTGGCATTGCAGAGCCCACAATCGATGGAGAGACACCACGCTCACGTTTGGAGATCAATGGTGTGGAATTACCTTCTCTTGGGGACTCAGGCGGGCGTGCCGGTGGTATGAGCTACGCCCGTAAGCCTTCGATTCAATTCGGCAAACCCTTTGGTTAAACCTGAGAAAACACTACGTTATTAGGTTGATCTTGATACTTACCTTTCCGATCCTGGTAAGTAGTGTGGCAAGGATTACCACGATAGAAAAGTAATTGAGTAATCCCTTCATTCGCATAGATGCGATTGAACAAACCAGTGCAATTACTAATTTCAAGCGTCAGGTAGCCTTCCCAACCGCTTTCTGCTGGCGTAATGTTTACCAAGATACCAGAGCGTGCATAGGTAGATTTACCTACAGCAACAACAGTAACGTCACGAGGTAACTTCAAACGTTCTTGTGCAACGCCAAGGCAATAGCCATATGGAGGCAACAAGAAGTACTTACCGCGTTCATCCTCCAGGAGATCAGCGGGCTTTAAGATGTCGGGATCAAAATCTTTTGGATCACAATCGCCAGCTTGCACCTTACCGAAGATCAAGCATTGTTTCGGGGAAAGGCGAATATCGTAACCGTAAGAGCTAAGCCCATAGCTAAGTAACTTGCGATCATCCTCACGACTGATCAGATGATCAACAAAAGGTTGAATCATCTCCTCTTCTTCAGCGAGTTTTTTGATTTCCCAGTCGGCAAGGACGCTCATAAATCCCTGTAATCGCTCTTTAGTATACTAAATCAAACAAGGAGATGGCCACGTTCTCCATACACTTTGACGAACGTATCGACAGCATCAGTGGAAGCATCCTGTGGCGGCAAGTAGACAAGGAATGAGGTGCACGTTTGTTTTCTCTTTACCTCTCCATCTTTATTGCACAATAGATAAGGTGCAGTTCGCAAGATGCACATTGGAAACTTGAAGATCTTTGGCTCGTAACGAATCATGTCAGGACAGTTGGAGAAATATAAACCTTGTTTAATCTCTCTCGCCAACCACGCATGGTACATCCGACGAAACCACACTGCATGGGATGAAGTCAATGAAATAGAAGATGCCCTTGTCATCTTCCAACGTTCATTCTTTTTGTCCCAGAAGTATGCACCCGCTGGTGGAAACAAATAAGCACTTCCGTACCACTGCTGGCTATTTAAACCATCGTCCGATGGTGTGTAATATTCCGTAGCTTGTACATATTCGTTGGCAACTTTTGAACTTGCAACATCAAGATCAATGCCACCCATCAGTTCATTTGCAGCCATTACAAGGTCAGATGACGTGATAAGTTCAGCGCCTTCATTACGTGCTGTTACGCTACGTACCTTATGTTCACTCATTTGTCAGACACCTGGTTGTAATCAATTTCAAGGTAACGCAAGCCCTCATTATCGTTGATTACATAACCAGCTTTTTCCGTTGGATCAATCTTCTGTGCAGCTGCCAGGATTCGACGAAATGTTTCCGCTAGATCACCTTCGTTGCTACGTTCACAATCTTCTTGTGCAGCATGCAGTTCTTTTAGCGTCCAAAAGAACATTGAACGTTCTTTGTTTTTTGGTTGGAACACCATTACACCTGGACCTTCCAGCTCCCACATCTTGCAGTATTGCTGGCCCATATCACCTAGCACCAACTTGATTGTCGCATCAAGCATCTTTGCTTTTGTTTCGTCCATCTCTGGACCAATAACAGAAGCAATTAATTTTTCTCGGCGGTCCATTCTTCTAATAATCCTTGTTTATGAAGTGATTCTATAAGCTTTTGTGTTGGTTGGTATAGTACAACCAATTTGCCTAACACTCCTCTTTTTTTAAGAAGCTTTCCGTTTTCATCCCTTACCTTACTAAACTCCCCAGAACGTATCAGATATTCTGCAACGCAACGCAACCTTCTTTTTAAAGGTAATTCAGCCTGGGGGAATTTACCACAAATTGTATCTGGTTTTAAATCCAAGAAAGCAAGACGCAATCTATTGGCAAGTGTCATGCCAGAGTTAGCATCCTCTTCTTCGTAGCTTTTTAAATTTTGCAGGTACCTCCTAAGGCACCCATCATCGAATGAACCTTCCGGTGGCAAGAACATTTCAATCTGGAGCACCAGAGATTCAGGTAATTCCTGCACATGGTTTTTGATGGTGATTGAATCTATATCGATCCCTTTAAAACGATGTGCCATTACTCAAGAAATTCCTTGTCTGGTTTGTATAAGTTGTATGTACCTCTTAGGTTTTTCTCATCTGTTTTTTCATTACGTGCAAATGATTGGACAAGGTAGTTCCAGGGGACACGTATAACTGCTTTTCGTTTTACGTCAGGTGATACGTTGACGTAATGGATCCCTTCGGTCCACCCTTTTGACGGATCTTTTCTTCCAATTGAAATCCAGTTACGTATCGTTTGATCAGATACGCCAAGCCTTTTGCCACACTCTTCTGTAGAGATGTATTCATCAGCAAAAGCCTGTGGATTCAATCCATCAGTTTCTCCTGTTGCATAGCGGCTTTGCCACATGGAAGAAAGGACATTCCTGATGCCTTTCAACTCATGCGCAATGTCGGACAGGCTTTTTCTTAAACCGTACTGCATAATTTCAACAACCTCTTTTAGGTGCTAATCTGTGAAAAACCAACCTGGAACATGGAAGAACAAATTCCCCCTAGTCAACCACCTGCTCCCCAGCAATCACAACCGCCAATTACTCCAGAGATGCTGGAGATGCTGAAAGCCAGGGCACGTCAGGCAGCAGTACAACAAACACTGGGTCAAAGAGAAGGGGGTGCATCTATTCCTCCTCAACCGCAACGTGTTGTTTACGTTCGACGTAATTTAACGGTTGCAGAAATCCTCATTGTTATTTTGCTTTCTTGCGGAATTGTAACAGGAATTCAATGGACTTGGAACTTTGCAACCAATGTGTTGCCACGTATTGAAATTAAGGTAAACTAAGTAATCAGCTCTATAATAAAAAGAGAATAGTTAGCAGTGGATAGGTGTCAAATCGACGTATTACCGATTTTCCATCAATTAATGGGGCCGACATTCAAGAGCTAGACCTTTTAACTTTGGTCTCAGTTTTTGAAGTTGACCCCACACTGCGCAACAAAAAAATTACCTTTACCGAATTCAAACAATATTTAAGCAGTTTTTATGCCAGCCTTCTGCCTTCTTCTTACCTGTTTAGCGAGTTGCCTGTAGGCACGCTAGGTACACAGGTAATTGTTACGGATGCAAACTCTCCATCTGTTGGTAACCCTGTAACAGGAGGAGGCAGTGCAAAAGCTTTGTGCTGGTACAACGGAACTACTTGGACTGTTATTGGTAAATAAAAATGCCTTACGGACGTATTAAAATTGACACC